TAGCGTGAAGGTGCATGGCCTCGACCCCTGCCGCGCAACAACTCGTGCTGTTCGAGCTCACTCCAGACTACTGGTTTCGGCTGCAAAAGACCAAGGAGAAATTGATGAAAGCAACGCGCGCGACCAACACCGTCAAGGCCTACGATTTCGCCTGGAACGTCTTCGAGCAGTGGTGCCGCGACGTCGGCCGCGACGCCCTGCCGGCGAGCCAGGAGACCGTCTCCGATTTCTCACTGTGGTGCCTCTATGAGCGCCCGCGCCGCTATCGCCTGGCAACGGTCGAAATCACGCTGAACGCAATCGTCGATCGTCATCGGGTCGCCGATGCGCTGTCTCCCGTAACGAAGGAGGTCTGGACCCTGATCCGGAACGCGGCGCGGCGCGATCTGCGCGAGAAGCGCGGCGGCAAGGAAGCCATGACGCCGACGTTGCTGCGGCGCATGTGCTCGGCGCTATCCGATGGCTCGTCGATCGGAACGCGCGACCGCGCCATGCTTCTGATGCAGTTCGCCGCCGGCTGGCGGTGCAGCGAAGTGGTGTCAGTCGATCTCGCCGACGTGCGCTTCACGCGCAAGGGCTACATCGTGACGCTCGGTGCCTCGAAAAACGACCAGGACGGCAGAGAAGGGCGCGTGGTTGGCATCGAATACGGCGACCGCGAGTTAACGTGCCCGGTCCGCGCGCTGAAGGCCTGGCGCGAGATCCGCGGGCGCTGGGCCGGGCCGCTCTTCTGCCGGCTCGATGCGCACGGCGGCATCGTCCAACACGGATTGCAGGGCGATCGCATCAACCACCGCGTGAAAGACACGCTGCAGGAAATGGGCGTCGACCATCGGAACTACGGATCGCATTCGCTGCGCTCAGGCATGATCACGACCGCCATCGAACGCGGCGCCTCGGAGACGCTGATCATGCTACGCACCGGGCAGAAATCGATCGCGACGATGCAACGCTACGTGCGTTCGCGCCGCGCCTTTCGCGCCAATCCGCTCAAGGGCGTGCTGTAGATCGCGGGCGAAAGGCCCAGAAGAGCACGCGCACAGTAACGATCAGCGCGCCGGCGCCGGCGCAGAACTGTATCCATCCCAGGTCGAGCGGGTAGAAACCCAACGCGCCCGCCACGTGGTAGCCGAAGGCCAGGAAGAAGTGCCCGGGCGCCTCAAATAGCGAGCCATGATGACCGTAGCGCCACGGCCGCTCCGCCACCAAGTAAAGGATCCACAGAAGAAGGGCCGCCACGGTCGTCCGGTTGACGGGTCGCTCCAGTTCCGCGACCAGGCGGGTTCGCATACTTACTCATCGGCCTGGGTGCTTCTTTTTCCAGCGCGCTTTCGCCCCTTCTTTGGCCCGCTCCGCCCGCTCTTCCGCAGTTAGTACGGCGTAGCCCTTCGGAACTTTCTTCTTTCCCCCCAATCGGCCGAGCGCGACGGCCGCCGGGTTCTTTCTCGCCATCGCTCACATAGTACTACGGTAAGCCCTTGCCGCAATCTCCGGTACTTGCTATGCGGTTAGCGGTTACCGCATACTTAATGAGACGAGTAATTGCGCCGGTAGGCGCAACTTCCTCACTTACTATGTCAATCGCCAACCAAGAAATCGCCCGGCTTCGGGACCGCTGGAATGCGTTACGCCAGCGCCAGGAGCGGGCTTACGCCAACCAACACGGGAACTGGAACGGCGCCAGCCGGCACGGGAACCCGTACCGCTTCCTGCTCTTCTGCCAACGGATAGAAACCGCCCAACGCGCCCGGCTGCGGTTTGCCGAGCATACCCGGCGGGTGGAGCGAGCGCTGTTCGCCGAACGCTTGTTCGAACGGATGGCGAGCCTCAATCGCGCTTACGCACAACGTCTGAAGGAAACCGCATGAAACAACTCAAGCCAGTTAGTTCGTCCAGCATTAACGCCATCGGCTACGATCCCGAATCCCGCACGTTGCATGTGGAGTTCGCATCGGGCCGCACTTACACCTATCGGGGCGTCGATCCCGAAGAACACGACGCGCTGATCAATGCCAAAAGCATCGGCGCGCATTTCTCGAAGTTTATTCGGCCGGTTTACACCGGCCGCGAACAGTAGTCCAACTAGGTAGGCAAGGGCCGCGCCTCTCGATGAACGCGGCCCCGATTTGAGGTTAGGTCAACACGTCTTTATGAATATTACACACGTTCGGCCCCGTTTCGGGCCTCCCGTCGTAGTCACTCTCGACGATGCAGTTCCGCAGGAAGTCTTTTCTCAGTTGCACGGGCACAACGAATTCATGTTTGTGTGCAACGACGGCTCGGTGAAGTTCTACCCGCAGGAAGCATACGAGCAAATCTGCCGGTTGAACCCGCAAGCCGGCGATACGATCAGCGTCCGCAAGCTCAAGAAGGGCGGGAAGGTGTTCTTTGAGGCCGCACTCGTCTCCGATGCCCAGGAACCGGAGCTGGAGCCCGCACCGCCGCCGCGGCCGGCTCAGCCCATTGTTGGCACGGCGCAGCCGCATAAACCCGTGCGTTATGCAACCGGGACCAAAGCGGCGTTTCCGCCCTCGGTGTACGCGCAGGGCGTGCCGCAATCGGACTCGCCGCTGCCGATTACCAACGGGTCACTGCGTGACGGCCAACAACGGAACGGGAACGCCAACGGCGCCACTCACCTGAGTGGAAACGCTATGTCGCCCACCGCGAAGCATCTCGGCGAGTGCATGAAGCTCGCGATCGACGCCTGCCTGATCGCGGCCGACTACGCGCACGAAAAGAACTTCGGCCTTACCTTCTTGGGCGGCGATGTGAAATCGCTCGCCCTGTCCATCTACATCAACGACCAGAAAGGGGTGAAGCAATGAAACCGGGAACTACGATTCGCATGGCGCACTTATACGTGTGCGTCACCTGCAACCGCCTCTATACGCGCGAGCAAGTCGAGGAGATGGGCCGTCCCACCGATTCGGACCTCTCCACCTGCCCGGCCTGCGATCCCGACGAAGACGACCAGGCGGAGGCGCAGTCATGACCGCGAGCGAGATGTCCGACCTCATCGGGGCACAGGTATTTCTGGAGGCCGCACCCGGCCTTCAGGTCCGCTGCCTCATCACCAATGCGAAATCAAGCTACGGCAAAACACGCCTCCGTCTCCTCCCCGTCGAAGGCAAAGGCGAAGCCTGGGTCAACGCCGACCGCGTTACGCCTTGTGACCCCGCCTCGCACCCGGAGGGCCGCTAACATGGCCGCCCCTTCGGTTGTTCCCATCACCAAGGCCAAGCTCACCGCGCTCGACAAGCGCCGCGAAGCCGCCCTCGAAAGCCAACGCCAAGGCGAGTATAAGGCCTCCATCGACGACCGGGCCGCTGTGCTCGACTCCCTCGATCGCGATGTCTTCGGGATCGACGAGGAGATGCGCCTCTTGCGGGAACGCAAGCAACGCAAGCTCTCCGAGATCGAAACGCTCGAAAACACCCTGCTCGAAGAAATGCACTCGCTCAAGGCCCAGAAGTTAGTCGGCAACGAGCGCACGCTTCTGATGCGCGCGAATCCGCCCCGGCTCATCATCGAAGATGAAACCGCCATTCCCAAGGACTACCTGCGCGAAAAAGTCCTGATCGAGCCCGACAAGAACTCGATCAAGGCCGCGCTGTCGCTCGGCGAGGAGATCGCCGGCGTGAAGCTGGTGCAGACCATGTCTTTGCTACGCAAGTAAACTTGTGCCTTAGGCTGCTTGTTCGATTGCGGCCCTGCGGCTAAGCCGCCACCTGGGCTCCGACCACAACCAGGTCGGATTTGCAAATCTGGCTTGATCTCAGCCAGGGCCGAAGTGGCGCTTTAGCGCTAGAGCGCGGGTCCGGGGATGGATCGGTTGATATAACTGCCCCGGACGCCGCGCTCTTCGTGTTTTTTGAGTTACAAAAGTAGGGGAATGAACGAATCGGAGATCGCAAAGATGGAGCGCCTGGCGACGCTGCTTGCCGAAGCGCAACGAACATTTGACCAGACCTATCCCGTGCCGGCACTCGGCCCGATCGAAGCCTCGCGCCTTGGCTCGGATCTGAGCGCTGCCCGGATGCGGGCCCAGCGCCTTCTGGAAGTGCTCTCGTTTTGGATACCGGCGCCCGGCGGTCGCAGCGGTAGCTACCGGTTAAACAACCTTAGCGCCCCGGATTGTCAATCTTTCAGGCCGCCCGCCGGCTCTGACGTTCCAGTTCCCGGCGCAAATACTCGAGTACGGCTTCTTCGGTCGTGCGCCACACCCGGCCGCCCAGCTTGAATCCTTGAATTTCGCCCCGGCGCAGGAGTTTCGCCGCCGAACGCTCCGACACGCCCAGCCGGGCCGCCACCTGCTTCGCACACAGAACCTTGACCTCGTTCATCGCTACCAATAGAGTGCCCACGGCCGCAGAGTCGTCGAAGAGTCCCCCGAGATCGACGGTCTTCGACGGTCTTTATGGGAATTTGACGGACTTTAAAGCACTTATCTTGTGGAAATCCCCCCGATTTCCTGCATAATTGAAGCGCCCAAGAGCCGTGACCCGAGCGGCTGAAATCCATCGGACTGCGGCACTTAGCTTTTTTAAGAGCCTGCCTCTCTCCCAGCCACTAGGGAGCTTTTGAGTCCCGTTCCCTCTTTCGCTTTTTTCATGATTCCGACTTATGCGGCCGATGGCCGCCGACTGCGGGATTACGCTCTATCGAGCATCGAGCGCTTGCTCACCCTGCACCTGATCATCGTCGCGCGCAATCGCAAGGGCAAAATCGTCTGCGCGCATTTCCGTCCGGTGGGCGGTGCGAACCCGTTGCGCCGCGCGGCGCACCTGGGCACGCGCTACAGCTTCGAGCTGCCCCTGCCCTCCGGTCATTTCGCTTGGACCCATCGCCGGCTTTTGCAGTCGCAGGAGATCGAGGCGCTGTTCGGCGAGCTGGACGACCGGGACGATGCGGATCAATTTGTCCGGGCGGTCTTTCGGGCGGTGCCGCTATCGGTGATGCGGCCGAAGCCTCCATCACCTCCGGCGCCGGCGGCTGCGCCGAGCCAACAAGCCGCTGCGCGGTGCCAACAAGACGCTGCGAAAGTCGTTTCGATTGCGCTAAAGCGTGACCGCTCCGCGGCCATTGACGCGGGACGGCGCAAGCGGATCGCGAAATCGGAGCGCCTGGCCGCATGAAATGGACGAGGCCGCTCTACGCGCTGGCCATCGTAGGGCCGTACCGGCTCTATTTGTCCCTGAACTAAATCCCGTGGTCGCCCTGTCATGACCGAAGCAACGCGCGACGAACGCATTCTCGCGAACCTCGATCTGCCGCGTATGCTCGCCGCCCGGGTGTGGCGACGCATCAAACGCCGGCTGCCGCTCGATGACTTAGTGGAGGCCGGCATGCTCGGTCTAGTCAAAGCATCCGACCGCTTTGACCCGGGGCAGAAAGTCCTATTCCGCACCTTCGCGAATGCGCGCGTGCTGGGCGCCATTATCGACATGATTCGCTCCGAGACGAAATCACGGCACGGCCGGAAAGAAACGCCCACCGTCGTTTCGCTCGGCGACAAACCCGAACTGCTCTACGAACTCCGCGACCGGCAACCGGACCCCGAGGTTGCGGCCGACCTGGCGGAGGTTTGGAAGCAATTGCGCTGCCTGCCGGAGCGCGAGCAGCAGATCATAAGGCTCTACTACGGCGAGGACCTGGAAGATCGCGAGATCGCCGTGCAGTTCGGCATCAGCGCCGCACGCGTGATGCAGATCCGCAACCGCGCGCTCGAAAAATTGCGCCGGCTGCCGGAGAACGTTCGTTCATGACCGTACTCGCGACACGCGAAGGCCTGGTCGGACACGCAACCGCCTCCGGCTGGATCATCGACACCGAAACCTTCTTCGTCGCGCTGCCTTCGACCCGCGCACTCGGCCGCATAGTGAAGGTCACGAACCCGGCCAACGGCAAAACGTGCCAGGCGGAAGTGAAGGACGTCGGGCCTTGGAACACGCACGACGATTTGTATGTGTTCCACGGCGAGCGCCCGGCCGCGGAGCTGGGCCATAGCGTCTCGGGTTACGGCACCAACGGCGCCGGCATTGACCTGGGCGAGGCGGTCTGGAAGGCGCTCGGCATGAAAGACAACGCGCCCGTCGATTGGGAATTTCTCGGGTAGGAAGCGGAATCCGCTTCGATGTACGATAGCCGAACAAACAAATATGCCGCGCGGAGCATTGCGCGATCTGGCAATCGCTGTTTTGCGATACGACCAGGCGGTTCGCAAGGTGCAGAAGGATACGGAGCACGACACGACGACGTGTGTTCCCGATATGGACGAGCTCTATGAAGAGATGCTGGAGCTGGCTCGCGAGGGCATTCGTAGCAGCGCGGAACCGCGTCCATAAATACGCGCTCGCCTGGGAAAACGAGCGGCTGCGCGAAGCGCTCGACCGGCAAGCGACGCGCATTATTGCGCTCGAGTTTGCGAACGAAGACCTGCACGCGGAATTGAAAAGAGTGGCGGCAACCGCCGATCTCCCGCACAATGGGCAAAGCAGCCAGCCAGCGCTGGCGGCGAATTCCAACGTTTGAAGGGAGAAACACCCGATGGCAACAGCCAAGAGAATGAGTGGCGCGAAAACGACCAAAGGGGCCACGCCCGCACGTAAGCCCGCGGGCCGGTCCAGCGGCGGCAAAGCCGGCAGCCGCTCGACGAAGAAGTAGCACCCACAACGAGTCTCCTCGTTTGCTGAATGGGCGTCCCCACCGGGACGCCCTTTTTATTGAAGGGGCGGTCGAAGAGGAAGATTCGATCTCGATCCCGGCGCTGGCCTGGCTCTCGTAGCTCCCGTAGTACTTGCATGATTGAGTTGCACAGTGAGACATTACTCGGCGGTGGCGTAGTCGAAGCCCCGAAAAATATGGGGAAAAAACGCGGCTTTTCGCGTCGAGTGAGACAGTCTACCGAGATTGACTCACCCAAGCGCAAATACGAGCGCACCGAACTCGATGCTTCTAAGTACCTGGAAAAGCACGAGATAGACAGGCTGTTTTCGGTCATCAGATCGAAGCGCGACAAAGCCGTTCTGCGCGTGACCTATCACCGCGGCCTGCGGGCGCATGAGGTCGGCATCCTCGAACTGGCCGATTTCCGCAACCGGGACGGCGTTTTATTTGTGAAGCGCGGCAAGGGCTCGATCTCGCGCGAGCATTCGCTCTGCGATGAGGAATTGAAGGCGCTGCGGGCGTACATCCGCGATGTGCGCGGCAGCGATCCGGGTCCGCTGTTCCCCTCGCGGCAAAGCCGCACCAAAGGCATCAGCCGGCAGCAGCTTGACCGGCTCATCAAGCGCTACGGCAAGCTGGCCGGCCTGGCGCCCGAGAAGTGCCACATGCACGCGCTCAAGCATAGCTGCGGCACTCACCTGGCGGAGCGCGGCGCCGAAGCGCAGGAAATTCAGGATTGGCTCGGTCATCGCGACTCGCAATCGACCGACATTTACATGCACTTCAGCCGCAAGCGCCGGCAGGCGAGCTATGAGCGGCACCGCGACTGGCGCTAAAAAAATGGATAATCTCTACGACACCATCGCGTATTGCGTCGGAACGGTCGGCTCGCTGGCGTTTCTGGCCTTCTGCTTTTGGCTTCGTGAGCGGCGCTGAAACGCGCCGGGCGCGCGGCTTGAAAAAGAATCAAGTTTTTTGCAGCCAGCAAAAAAGAAAACGCCCTGCCCGGTCTCCGGTAGGGCGTTTCCCTTCTGCTCTGCGGGTTGTTGGTTTAGCGCTGCAGGATTGCCAGCAAGACAAAGTTTCAATCCACTGCCGTTTCGAGGGGCAGGACTTCATTTTAGGGTATGAAGCCGTTCATCTTTAAGCGCGGGCACGGCGGGCGGCGTTGTAACGTTCCCGGCAATCATCGCAGGCCCGGAAGCTGCTAGGGTTCTTGCCGCCGCACCAGACGCAGCGACCGGCTTTGAGTAGCGCCGCTTTGCGCGCGGCCGTGGCCGCGTTGTGCGATTGCAGGCAGTGGCGGCAGAGCGTGTCGCTGGAGGGCGGTTTTTTCCCGCAGCGCTGGCATTTGCCGGCGCCGGCGTATTTGAGTTGGGTCGTGCGGCCGCTCATCGTTAAAATCCGGCGACTCCCGCGGCGTGGAGAGCTTCGCGGGCGACTTGGCGTTCGCGCCGGGATCCGCCCGGAGAGAGCTTCCCGGCTGCTTCGACTTCGAGCGCTCGCGAGTACGTTTTGCCGTTCTCGCGCACGAACGGGTCGACGGATCGTCCACGCGAGAGGTAGACGGTGAACGGGGTATCGGAAAGATCAACGCTGGCGGTAATCATTGTCCCAGCTCCTCGAATTCAATCCAGTTTTCGAGGGTTGCCGGTTCGACCGGATCGCCGAGGTTGTCGACCCAATCGGCGGGTACAGCCGAGCTGCCCTTTCGCCAGAGGTCATTACATTCGCAGGTGATCGTGCCGTCGGCGTGCATCGTCAGGTCCGTGTTACAAGTTCTGCAGTAGAGTTTTAGATCGTCCATTTCAGTCCCCTTCATGCGTAGTCTAGCTTCAGTCCCCTTCGCGTGTAAATACCCCGCGAAGGAATAGATCGAAATGAAGCCTCTCGTCTTTAAGGCCCGCGGCCGATGGGCCATCCGCTTCGTGCTCGACGGGCGCGAAGCCTTCTGGTTTACCCCGCAGTGGGCGGATGCGTTCACGTTCGCGTTGAACCTGGCGCGGCTGCGCGCCGAAGGAATCGGGCGCTAGATGGCACACGGCGGAAAGCGAAAAGGCGCCGGCCGGAAGCCGGGCGTCCGCAACAAGAAAACGAAGAAGGTCCTCGAACGGATCGAGGCCGAAGGCATCACGCCGCTCGATTGCATGCTGAAAGCGATGCGCGAGCGAGCGAGCCTGGGCGACTGGACCGGGGCCGCCGACATCGCCAAAATGGCAGCGCCGTATGTGCATCCGAAGCTGCAAGCCATCGAGCACATCGGTAAGAACGGCGAAGCGCTGATTCCCAAGCGCCTCGAAATCGTGTTCGTGAAGAGTGACAGCGGTAGCAACTGAACAGGTCGCCGTCTCGCGGGTCGAGTTTCCGGAAAAACTCGCGTTTCTCTTCGAGCCGCACCGCTACAAGATTCTCTATGGCGGGCGCGGCGGTATCAAATCGTGGTCGATCGCGCAGGCGCTGCTCATTACGGGCAGCGAGCGCGAGTTCCGCGTGCTGTGCTGCCGCGAGCTGATGAAGTCGATCGCGGAATCGGTGCATGAGCTGCTGGAATTGCAGATCGAGCGCCTGGGCCTGGCCGGCGAGTATCGCATCGAGAAGTCGCACATCTACGGGCCGCACGGCACCGAGTTCGCCTTCACCGGGCTGCGCGACTCACATAACTTGAAATCCTTCGAGGGTTTCGATTGTGCCTGGATCGAAGAGGGCGCCAACGTCTCGAAGCGGTCGTGGGACATGCTGATCCCGACCATCCGGAAGCCGGGCTCGCAGATCATCGTGAGCTTCAACCCGGAACTGGACACGGATGAGACGTATAAGCGCTTCATCCTGCATCCGCCGCCGGGCGCGATTGTCGTCAAGACGAGCTATCGCGATAACAAGTGGCTGAGTCCCGAGCTGCGCAGCGAAATCGAGCACATGCGCGAGACGAAGCCCGACGATTATTTGAACATCTACGAGGGCCACTGCAAGCAGGTCCTCGACGGCGCGATCTACGCGCACGAGATCCGGGCGCTCACCCAGGCCGGCCGCATTACGCGCGTGCCGTATGATCCGGCGTTGCCGGTGCATACGTTCTGGGATCTGGGCATCGCCGATCTCACGAGCATCTGGTTCGTGCAGGCCGCGGCGTTCGAGTTTCGGTTCATCGATTTCTACCAAGCGCGCAACTTCGCGCTCGCGCATTACCTGCAAGTGCTGCAGGAGCGGCGCTACGTGTACGGCTTTCATCACTTGCCGCACGACGGCAAGCGGCGCGACCTGGGCACCGGCAAGTCGATCGAGCGGCACATGATCGAGGCCGGCTGCAAGGTCAAGATCGTGCCCGACATCGGGCTCGCCAACGGGATGAACGCGGCGCGCAACTTATTCGCGCGCGCCTGGTTTGACGAGGAACACTGCGCTGATGGGCTGAATTGCCTGCGGCGCTACTGCTGGAAGGTCGACCCCGACACGCGGATTTACTCGAAGACGCCGCTGCACGACGACAACTCGAACGGCGCCGACGCCTACCGCATGGCGGCCGTGGGGCTCACCGAGCCGCAACGCAAGAAGGAAGAGCAGCGGCAACGTTTCCGGACACAGGTAAGCGCCTGGTCCTAGCAAGACACAACTTTATGGCAAAACTCACCGCCGCGCAGCGTAAGGCGCTGCCGGCCAGCAAATTCGGCGAACCCGCGAAGCGGGCGTATCCGATGCCCGATCGCAACCACGCCAAGTTCGCCGAAGCGATGGCGACGAAAGAAGAGCGCAATGGCAAGCTCTCGCCCGCCGCGGCGAGCCGCATCCGCGCCAAAGCGCAACGCCTCCTGTCAGGGGGAAAGTGAGCTTGCGCCGCATCGACGAACGCCAGGTCAACCACATGCTGATGTCGCACGGGCTCGGCACCCTCGACGATCCGGGCCTGG